GTTGACGACGGCATCGACCAAGTGCGCGAGATTCTCGGCCAATGCGCCTTTGACGAGGCGAAGTGCGAAGAGGGCATCACGGCCCTGGAGAACTACCGCAAAGAGTGGGACGACAAGAAGGGCTGCTGGAAAGACAAGCCACTCCATGACTGGGCGTCTCACCCGTCCGATGCATTCCGGTACTTCGCTGTCGCCAAGAGCGCAAGGAAGCCGATCAAATCAATCAAAATGGGGTTCGCACGCTAATGGCAGACGTCACCTATACCCGTCCGGAGTACGACGCGGCACAGTCCCGCTGGCGACTGGTGCGCGACGTGTGCAAGGGCTCCGAGACGGTAAAGGGCCGCGGGGATGTCTATCTGCCCAGGCCCAACAAGCACGACACCAGCCCCGAAAACCTTGAACGGTACAAGTCGTACAAGCAGCGCGCTGTGTTCTACAACGCCACCGGCCGCACCAAGCACAGCCTGGTCGGAGCGGTATTCCGCACCTGGCCAACCCTTACCGTCCCCGGCGCACTTGATTACGTCGCCACGGATATCGACGGGCAGGGCGTGAGCGTCTACCAGCAATCGCAGTCGGTCATCGGGCATCTTCTTGAGGTTGGTCGGCACGGCTTGCTGGTGGACTACGCCGCGGTGCAGGCCGGTACGGTGAGCAAGGCGGACGAGCAGGCTGGACGCGCCAGGGCGAACGTTGCCAGCTACCCAGCAGAGGCCATCAGGAACTGGAAAACTCGCAAGGTCGGTGGTCAGCACCTGCTGAGCCTGATTGTCTTGCGCGAAGAGGTGGACATCGATACCGATGACGGCTTCGGCAGTGAGCGTGTTGTGCAGTATCGAGTGCTGCGCCTGGACGACGCCGGCGTTTACACGCAGGAGGTTTGGCAAGAGGGCAGCAGCGAGACATCGTTGATCATTCCGCCTTTCACACCACTGAATGGCCTTGGGCAACCGTGGAAGTTGATCCCTTTTCAGTTCTTGGGCAGCGAGAACAACGACACCAGCATCGACGATTCGCCGCTGTACGACATGGCCGTGCTCAACATCGGCCACTACTGCAACAGTGCGGACTACGAGGATTCGGTATGGTTCTCCGGACAGCCACAGTTTTGGATTTCCGGGCTTGATGAGGCCTGGCGCGATCACTTGGAAGAGAACGGCATTTATGTCGGCTCTCGGGCTCCACTGACGCTCCCGGCCAACGGTTCGTGCGGCTTTGCTCAGCCTGAGCCGAACACTCTCGTCAAAGAGGCCATGGATGCCAAGAAAGAGGACATGGTTTCTCTCGGCGCCCGGTTGATCGAGCGGGGCAGTGCGGTGAAGACCGCCACTCAGGCCGATAACGACAGCGCCGCAGAGCACAGCGTTCTCTCCTTGGTGGTGAGCAACGTCAGCGAGGCCTACAGCCAGTGCCTGGTCTGGATGGCCGAGTTCGTGAATGCCCCGGGCGAAGTGCTCTACAAGCTCAATCAGGACTTCAGCCAAATCACCCTGGACGCGACGATCCTCGCTGCGCTGTTCAACGCGGTGCAGGGCGGCAAGCTGCCGGCGGGAGACTTCTGGCAGTACCTGCGTGACCGTGGGGTTATCGACCCTGAAAAGACCGACGACCAGATCCGCGACGAGCTGGAAACCGAAAACCCTGGGCCTGATCTGGATGATGACGAGGTAGACGAGGATGGCGGTAAACCAAGCGATCCTTGATGCCACGATTCGGCACGCGGTGTTCCTCGAACAGTTGAAGTCGGGGGAGGTCGCGAAGTTCGCGCCTTTCCTCAAGGAGATTGATCGCTCGATCCGCGAGCGGCTGACCCGGGCTGACCTGACGGATTACACCGTCGCCCGCTTGGAGCGGATGCTGAGCGAGGTGGATAGCCTGCTACTGGGCATCTTCGAACGGTACAGCGAGAAACTGAGCCTCGACCTGGTGGACATCGCCAACTACGAGGCCGAGTTTGAGGCAACCAGCCTGACCCGGGCGGCGCCGGTCGGTGTGTCGTTCGACGCCGCAGTGCCAGGTGCTGCTGCGATCAGGGCAGCCATCCTCACTAATCCGCTCAGCGTGCGCGGTGCTGACGGCGGCAAGCTGCTCAAGACCTTCATTGATGGCTTCACTGCTACAGAGCGGCAACGCCTCACAGGCGCGATCAGGCAGGGCTTCTTCGAAGGTCAGACGAACTTCCAGATCATCAAGAACATTCGCGGGACCAAGGCGCTTCAGTACAACGACGGCATCCTGGCCACGACGAACCGCAACGCCGGCGCCATCGTGCGGACGGCGGTGCAGCACGTCGCCACCCAGGCGCGCATGGAGACGCTGAAGGAAAACAGCGACGTTGTGCAGTCGGTAGAGTGGGTCAGCACCCTGGATTCGAAGACCACCAGCCAGTGCAGGACGCTCGACAAGCGCCGATTCAAGCTGACCGAAGGGCCACGGCCGCCGATCCACATCAACTGTCGTTCGACGGTTGTGGCAGTGACTCGCTTCAGCGCGCTGTTTGCCGTGGGCGCCACGCGCGCATCCGTTGGCGACGGTGGCGCGCAGCAGGTGAGGGCAGACCTCAGCTACTACGACTGGCTCAAGCAGCAGCCGGCGGCGTTTCAGGACAAGGCCATCGGCTCGGTTCGGGCGAAACTGTTTCGGGAGGGCGGGCTGAGCGTAGAGCGCTTTGCTGAGCTACAGCTTGATCGCAACTTTTCACCTTTAACGCTTCTCGAGATGCGCGCTTTGGAGCCGCTGGCGTTCGAACGTGCAGGTATAAAACATTGAATAGCAAAATGGTGGGGCCAATTTATTGAGTGCCAAGAGTTACTGAGTGGTGAAAGTATCTCGCTCGGGTAGAATCCGCGGTTTTCTTAGGGGGCTGGGCTGGTATGAGATGGATGATCGCCGCAATTTTAATAGCAGTCCTAGGATTGCCTATCGCATTTACTGCGGGTGTTGTCATTAGCTTAGAAGTAGCCGCCGAGAAAAACCCTGGCAAAACCCTGAAGGAGTTGATGGGGTCAGCGGGAGATTGGGTTTCCGGGTTGGGGGCGTTAGCTGCGGCTGTCGTAGCTGTTTATTTGGCGGATAGGCAGCGACGAGAGGAGCTTCCGAATTTATCGATATCAGCCCACGGGTCCTATGATTTCTCGATAGTGAATTATGGTCGCCTACCGATAGAGGTTAGCGGGCAGTGGCTATATTTGACATCGAAGTATGGGACGTTTGTTTTCGGCGAAGACCTAGATGAGCAAAGCAAAAAGCGAGCGATTTTGGGATTTGGTGAGTCTGCCACTTTCAGTTATGGCGACCACTTGATGCTGAATATCGCCTCTTGGGTGCATGTGTGTTGTGGCCGAGATGTTAGATCGCTTTCACTTGTTGTCTCAACGCCGTTGAAGGCTTTCAAGTTTCCGCTACCTGACTACCTCCTGAACCGATTGGATAATGAGCTAAGCGAAATCAAGTCAAAATAAATTTCTATATTCAAGCCCGCTCTGTGCGGGCTTTTTAATTCCAGCCTCGTCAATGACGGGGCTTTTTTATGCCCGCAGGCAGGGCCTGCACATCTAAGTCTCTGGGAGACAATCAATGCTGAAATTCCAACTGGATACCCTGGAAGGGGTAGATGAAGCCGTGCGCGCTCTTTACACCGAGAAGGACGGCAAGTTCGTACTCGGCATTGAAGGTCTGCCGCAGCAAGAAGATGTATCCGGCCTGAAGGCCAAGGTTGATGAGCTGCTCGGCGAGAAGAAGCTGGCCGAGAAGAAAGCGCGCGAGGCTGAAGAAGCAGCGCGCCTGGAGCGTGAAGAAGCCGCTCGCAAGTCCGGAAATGTCGAAGAGCTCGAACGTTCCTGGTCTGAGAAATACAACCGCCGCGAAGCTGAGCTGAACGGCATGCTGGAACATGAGCGTGGAACGTTGAGTGGGCAGATCCGGGATCTGACCGTGGGCCGTACCGCAACCGATATCGCGTCTGCCCTGGCAATTCCAGGCAGCGCCAAAGCCCTGTTGCCGCACATCGAGCGCCGGTTGAGCGTCGAGCAGCGGGACGGGAAGCCTGTCGTGGTAGTCCTCGACCAGCTGGGCAAGCTCTCTGCGGCAACGCTGGATGAGCTGAAAGCAGAATTCGCAAACGACACGGCCTTCGCGCCGTTGATCGCGGGTAGTAAGGCATCTGGTGGCGGGGCCAGCGGTGCTGGAGGTAGCGGCGGGGCCGCAAAAGGAAAAATCGGCGGCACCAAAGAGGAACGACAGGCAGCAATCGCGAGCCGGTTCCCGGATCTCCCACAATCGTAAGGAAATAACCCATGTCCCTGTCGCAAATGCAGGTCTTCAACGAATACATCATGCCGGCGACTCTCGAGACGCTGGATCAGTATCTGGCTGCTTTCAACGCCGCCAGCCGCGGCGCAATCGTGCTGTCCCCGGACGGCTTCACTGGCGACTTCCTCCAAGAGTCGTTCTTCCAAACTCTGGCCGCTGCTCAGCGCCGTGTGGATCGCTACAGCGCAAACGCCGCCGTCTCGGCCACCGACCTGACCGAGCTGAAGAACACTTCGGTGAAGGTGGCCGGTGGCTTCGGTCCGATCCGCTATGAGCCATCGCAGATGACCTGGCTGGAGCGTCCAACCGCGCAAGGCGTCGAAGTCGCCAGCCGCGCGTTCGCTGAAATCCTGCTGAAGGACCAGCTGAACACTGCGATTGCCGCGCTGGTTGCCGCGATTACCGCCCAAGCCGCCGCGGTCAACGATGTTTCGGCTACCGATGGCATCACCTACGCCGGCCTGAACAACGCACACGCGAAGTTCGGTGACGCAAGCCAGAACCTGGTAACCCAGGTGATGCAGGGCACCAGCTACCACAAGTTGGTCGGCCAGAACCTGGCGAACCAGCAGCAGCTGTTCCAGGCGGGCAACGTCCGTGTGGTGGACATCCTCGGCAAGATCTCCGTCGTGACGGATGCTCCGGCGCTGATGCAGGCCGGTACCCCGAACAAGGAAATCATTCTGTCTCTGGTGCAAGGCGCAGCGCTGGTTCACGACGGCCGCGACATCATCAGCAACGTCCAGACCACCAACGGCAAGGAGCGGATCGAAACAACGCTCCAGACCGACTACACCTTCGGCCTGGGCCTGAAGGGCTACACCTGGGACGCAACCACCGGCGGCAAGTCTCCAACCGACGCCGAACTGGCGACCGGGACGAACTGGGACAAGACCGCCACCAGCATCAAGCACACCGCCGGTGTGGCTCTGATCGGTGATGCATCCAAGTAACCCCGACAGCTGAGCCGGGCCCAGCGCCCGGCTTGGCGAGGACAAGATCATGAGCAATAAG